CACTATTGTATGTTGTTAATGAACCCGCAACACCAATTAATGCATCTTGTAATCCACCCGCATCATTTGTTGCCATATACATCAATTTAAGTGGGTCATTAAAATCTCCAATTGCACCACCTATTGCTTGCAATTCGGCGGACAATGCAATTGCTTTATCGGGGTCCATCACATCATCAGCAACTTTTAATACTGATGTCATATTCAATTTAAACTCAATAGATTTTTGAACCATTTTTGTCAAACCTTCTACACCGTTTTTAAAACCATATGAATTTAATTTATCCATATTAGTACTAAGTTCAGAAACCACTTTTCTCGCGTTTAAACCTAAACTTAATGAACTTTTACCCGCCTTATCAATTTCTTTAATAGCGTCTCTAGCTCCAATACCAACTTTGTCAAAACCATCTATTGCACTACCTAATTTACTTAAGTCACCATAAAATGCTCGTGCAGTTTTTTGAGATTCCTGTAAAACGTCAGCACCTAATGTTGTCATTTTACCGGTTTGTTCAACCATTTGTACCGCATAATCTTTTACTTCTTCAAAACCAAAACCCATAGCGGTTGCTGCCGGTAGTGTTTCAAAGATGTTATTTCTAAACTGTCTAGATAAATCACCCGATAATCCAAGTTGTGAATTAATTTGATTTCTCAATTCTACTTCTTGTTCTTGTATTTTTACTAATTCATTACCAAGAAAACTTATCATTTCTTTGGTACCCTTCAAACCTAATTGAACCATAAAATCGGGAAGGTTTTTAGATTCTCTGGCAATTTTACCTATTGTGTCGGATATTGTACTAAATTGAAATACGGTATCTTTATCAGCTCTCAAAGAAGAGATTGGGTTTGAATATCCAAGGTCTGCAATATTTTGTGTTTTTAACAAATCTGTGGCATATGCCGCTGTTTTAGAACCCATACCACTTGTTCCGGTATTAGTGTTAGTATTACCACCTTGACCCGAACCAATAAATCCATCTGTAAAATCTTGTTGTTCTTGTGGAGTTAAAGAATTACCACCGTTTAATGATTTGGCATAACTATCTGCTTGTGCTGCAGTGTAATTTCTATTTCTACACTTCTCACCCTCAGATTTCCAATTTATATTTGCCATACTTATAAATATTATTTAGGAGCGTTTTCTAATTCAATGATGTACTCTACATAATATCTACGTATGAAAACAGGCATGGTGATAATATCACCATAACTAAAACCTTTTTTGATTAAAAATAAAATTTCATCTAACTGTCCTTTCTTATATTCCATAGAAAGGGCGAAAAAACTCAACCCCGAAGCCGATTTCAACATCGACATCTTCTCCTGACGGGGTTTTTACTGTTTTTACTAAATCTAATCCTGGTTTATTTTCTTTTACAAATTTTTTAAAATCTTGAGAATCTTTAATTGGTAATCTATCAACAAAATTGTGAATATTCATCATATCTCTATTACCCTCAACAGATTTAATCATCATTTCCAATTGTTTAGTAACAACAGGTGCAACACCTTGTCCGTTCCAACTTCGTTTTAAATCTTCTAATTCTTTTTCTTGTTTTGGTGTTAAGAATTTAAAAGTTATACGAACTTTAGATTTTTCCATAAAATAAGAATATTCACCATTTGCATCTGATTCTAAATCAAAATCTTTAAATTTTAATTCACTCATATCAACGGAAACAGTAAATTCTTTTTCGGTTTTAGGGTCTGTTAAATAAAATTTATACTCAGGACCAAATGCGGTGTTTCTTAAAAATATTAAAACAGCTTGTCTATCCTCTTCAACTATCTCATCTATTTGAATATCCCTATCTAAAATTTTTCTTTTTAATAATTCATCAATTACACCATTGGTTGCGATTAAGTTTTGTGCTGATAAAATATTTTCATCCGCGGCGGTTAGATACGCAACTTTTAATGATTTCTTTTTATTTTGATAGTGTATACCTCTTGAAGGTAATTCAACAACATCATACGCAATTGTTGGGTCTACTCTAAATTCATCCATATTTTTTTATTTTATAACTAGTATAATTTACAAAAACTTATAAAAAAAGTAAAGGTCTCCTTTTGAGAGACCTTTTATTGACAGATTTTTTATTATTTGATTAGTAAACTAATATACATCTATCCATTCTCAATGAACAAGTGATAGATGCAATATCATCTCTTGAATAGTCTAGTTCATTAAAGTTTAAGTCGGTGATAAAAGTACCTTGAAGTATCCATTTTTCAACCACAACCCCCGTTGGGTCTAACATTTCTAATTCAATGTCTTTTTTATAACCAGCGGCATAACCCATACGACCTGTAACTGATTCTGCGTGTAAACGGAACCACTCCATTAATGCCTGAGCGGCTGAAGGTCCAATTGGGTCTTTGAAGGTTACTCTTATTTCGTTCCATTCAAATCTACCAGCAACATATGTTGATGTGTTGATAAACGGAATCGCAACTGAATTAATTTTTGCACTTGGTCTAGCACTTGAGGTTACATACCATTCGTTGATACCCAATGATGAGGGAAATCTTAATATGAATCGGTTAACTCTCTTCGGTTCGTAAGGAACCGGCATTTTCATTAATAAATCTGCCATGTCAATATTTGTTTTTTATTTTTTTTATTGTTAATCTTTCTTATAAATATCCTGTATCTGAAAAAACAAAAAAAATCTTGTTCATCCCTTGATTATGTCAAAATAATTTCGTATTTTTCCATACTAGTACTAGATGCCTAGTAAATATAGAACTAGATTAAATAAACTAGAATAACTAGAAGCAAATAAACTAGAACTAGAATACTGGTGCATATACTGGGTAATTTATAATTTTATTTTTTTTATATTTTAATATTTTTCTGTGGAACAAATAATATCAACGTTTCACGTGGAACATAAAATAGGGAGGGTTTCCCCTCCCCTTTTTATTAGATATTGTCAAATGATGCTCCTGTTGGTGTGATTATGAACTCAACATCGATGAATTCAAGAGCTCTTGTTGGTTTAATATAAATTTTACCTCTCAAAGTATTAGCGTCAATGTCCTCAGGGTCGTTTGAAACCGTTACACGGAATTCATATAAACCTCTTTCTCTCTTGATTGCGTCTAATATTGGGTTTACCAATCTCAAGAACTCGTTACGAACTTGTTCATCGTTTTGTTCAAATAGTAATCTAACTGCCACCGCTGAAATCAATTTTCTTGCTCTCAACAACAATCTTCTTACGTTAATTCTATCCAATGCTGATTCACGAACTTGAAGAGTTTTATTACCCCAAATTATCGTTCCTGTATCTGCGAATGTTGCGATAGGGTTAATTCGAGCTTTGTATAGGTCATCTCTTTCATCCAAAGTTAATTTCTTGAAAGCTTTGATAGAGTTAACCAAACCTCTTGAGTAACCCGCTACTGCGAACCAAGGGAAGGATACGTTATCTGTTAATGCGATATTTCTTAATACTTCACCTGTTGGTGGAAGGTATAGTTGTACTGCATTATCCACGTCTCTAACTTGAATCCAAGGCCAGTATGTTGCTGAATAGTTACTATCAATTGCAACTCCGTCCAATGCGTCTATAATTTCGTCAGAAGTACCATAGTTTGGTGGTGATATCACATAAAGTGAATCCGCTCTGTCTTCTTCAATCATATCAATTGCGTATGATGTTAAAGAACTATGGTCGTAGAAGTTAATACCCGGTGTTGAGAATATATTGATGTCAACCGCCTCAGGGTTTGCAAAAGTGTCAATACCTCGAGTATAAGCGTAGTAGTCAGAGTTTCCTGATACCGTACTAAACACCCCTCCGTTTGTGGTATTACCACTTGTGTAGGTAGTTTTACCAAAGATATAACCATCACCGTAAGTTCTTACGTTTCTGTAGATATCCCATCCATCAAATCCACCACCTGCGGCGAATGTGAATTTACGGTAGTTGATGTTTGTTAAAACGTTGTTTGCTCCACCTGTTTGACCTTCTAAATCATATGATGTAGTTAAGAAGGTAGTACCTGTGATAGTAGATGCGTTTGTTGATAAGTGGAAACCTTTAGTTGTTCCCGCAGCTCCTGTTCCTTTGAATTTAAATAAATCCCTATCGTATGTTGATTTATTAGCTGGACTTGATAAACCAAAGTAAACCTTTCTCACTTTATCTCCTGAAGATAAAATAGGTGTTCCGTCCGCTTCGTATCCTGTTGTATCGCCCGCGTCATAGAATTCTGTTTTATACATTACTGAACCTAAAGTTTTAGTTCCAAATGATGTGTTGTTCACAAATCCTTTGAAACCGCCAGGGTATGCGTCAATCGGGTGGTCATTGGCCATCGATAACATAATGTATCTTGAACGTAATTCGTATTCACCATCAGATGTACCAACTTTTTTAGCCACATAACCAGGTAGGTCAGGATTCATATTACATCTTGAATATTTTTCAAGAACTACAATATTATCATCAGTATCGTTAAAATCACGAACAATTAAATCAAAGTCACCAGTGTTTACATCTATGTTGATGATGGAAACTTTTACTTCAAAGTTTGCACTTTCACCATCAGATACGGTGATAACATCAAATAAATCATCAACCTCACCACCTCTAACTTC